CGGCAGTTGGGATGCGACCAATTCGACGCGACCCGTTCCGTCGTTACCAGGGTAGACATAGAAGCTGCGAGGATCGGCTTCATCAAAAACGACGTGACGCACTGTCTTCTCGAACGGGACATAGACGGAGTCGTGCCAATCGGACATCTGCGCGTCGAGAATATCTCGATCAATGACGGTGATCGCTGCACCGCTGGACCGCGCGTCGGTCTTCAGGTTCCGGCGTACGCGCAGAAGATAGTGGTAGGCAGACGGAAGTGTCTGGAGCGTTCCCTCAACGAGGGTGTGAGCGAAAGTCTTGCTGCTCGCTTCCGGCTTTTGCAGAACGACTTCGCGCATGCCGTCGTTCAGCCAGACGCGAAGCTCGTCAAGCGTCCATCGTACAGAGTCCTCATCATTGAGAACTCGCCTTGCCCGCTCCAGCACTTCGCGCGCGACCATGGTCATGACGATTACTCTGCATTGCTGTCTTCGACGGCCGACAGAATGCGCTCGACAGACCAGCGACCATCCGGCGCCTTGCCGAATTTTTCCGTGAAAAGGTCGACGGCCGCCTTCCGATCGCCAGTCAGCTTTGCCGCCTCTTCGTCGTTCACTTCATCCTCTTCGAACTCTTCACGTTCCTCGGCCTCTTCCGGCTGCTCGAAATTTCCCGAATCGTCGGACTTCTCGCCTTCTTCAGGCTCTTCCCGCTCTTTCGGGTTCGGGCCGGGCTTCGATTTGGGCTGGATCGCACCCGCATCGACGTAGGGCCTATAGCCTTCAGGCAGGCTCAGGAACCGGCTGAGGTGGTCTTGGTCGTCCACGTCACAGACCAGCTTCCCGTTTTCGAGGAGTTCGAAGTCATAGCTTGCGCCATCTTCGAAGGTGACGTTGAGTTTCGACCGCGGCTGGCGGCAAACGATGCGCATGGCGACAATGCCCCGTGTGTTTGAGGTTGAACGGGCGAAAGGCCGCCTCGAGGGGCGGCCTCACGCTTACATGTGATAGGTGATGACCAGCTTGAGCTTCTTGGTCGCCGCGCCGGTCACGTCTGCGGAAAGCTTCACGCCGATGCCGCGATGCTTGTCGGACGGAGCGATTGCGCGAACCGCCGCAACAGTGGCGGCCTGCTCTCCCTCGTCACACACGACATCGTTGAAGATGAGGGCGGTCGTCAGAGCGCGCGTCGCGTCTGCCGCATCGCCCGCCGCGCCGGTCATGATGCCGATATCGGCAGTCACGTCGGTGAGCGTGCCCGCCGGAACCAGCGTGGCACCAGCGAGCTTGCAGTGCGCCGGCAGGGTGCCGATCTCGAGAATGTCGGTCAGCGCCGTGAAGTCGGCGGAAAGCACGAAGTCGAATTCGGCAACGTGCAGATCGCCAGCCTTGTACGGCGTATCGATGGTCTTGAAGAGCTTTCCGTGATCGGACTGAAAGATAGTCATGTCATGTCTCCTGATGAGCCGTGAGGCGGGTCAGCGGCCCGCCACCAGAGGCAGCGAGCCGCTCAACTCAGCCGATTAGTTCGGGTCCTTGGCGTAGGTGTCGATCGTCAGCACGCCGAAGTCGTGGCCGTTGAAGCGGGTCTTCTTGAACCCGTAGATGAGGCCGGCCGTGATCACGATTTCGTTGCCACGGTCTTCCTTCTCCTCGAACCAGTCGAGACGCATGCCCTTGCCGCGCGTGCCATAGGCGCAGGCACCTGCCTGGCGACCAAGAAACAGCGCTCGCGACGCCGGCAGGTTGGTGCCCGTCCCGTAGTCCGAGAACCGGATCACGTTTTCATGGACGTGCAGCACAGCGTTGTTGACCATACCGAGACCGCCGCGGAAGATCGGGCTTTTCCGGCCCTCGGCTGCGGCTGCGGCCTTCTGGATTTCCAGCCACTGGGTAGCGGTGGTGCCAGTCCGCATGTCATGCGCCTGGAACGGGGACATGACGACGACGTAGTGCTTCTCGCCCATGATGTTGACGGGAAGCATGTTGGCGGTCGTCGGATCAGTTGCCCGCATCATCTGCGCCTTGACGCAAGCGCGCTCGATGAGTTCGACAGACATCTTGTCTTCAGCCGCGATGGTTGCCTTGGAGGCCGCATCGCCGCCGTAGATGATGTGTGCGGCATCGGGAGCCTGAATGGCGTTGGCAAAGCCGGTCCACCCGACAGGCTCGTAGAAGTCTTCGTTGATGCCGCGCGCGCCGGACAGATAGATGAAGTGCAGCTCGTCGAGATACTTCGCCCAGTAGTCGCCGAGCCGGTCGCGAGCCACCATGCGAAGATCGTGGATGGTGCGCTTGTTGCTCATGCGGCCACCAGCGGACACGCCGGAACGCATCTGGTCGATGACGATTTCGTCGGTGAAGAACTTCAGAGCTTCTTCCTTGCCGCGGAGCCGTTCGTCGCCGACGGTCGGCCGTCCGCGAAGCTGCACACTCAGGTCGAACTGGATGCGGTCACCCGCATCGCTTTCGAGTTCCGTCTTGCGCTGAATGACACTGTTCTCGCCATTTCCTACAAAACGGCGATCCCAGTAGGATTTTGCGTTGATGTCGCGGGCAAGTTCCGCGGACCACTTCTTGACGGCGAGTGCATCGCCGGCGGGCACATTGGTTTGCATAATGGACGTTCCTTTGCGGTTGAGTTTCCGCATAGGCACGTCCTGCGCCTGCTGCTGGCCTATATTTACCGGACTTCAGCGATCAAACAAAGCGCTTTTTTCCGTTTCCATTTCTCCTTCAGGGACTTCAGGCTCGGAAACCGGATTCCGGTCTATAACCGTCCGAACGTCAGCAGCTATTTCCAGGCGCGTGCGGCGCCCGGATTTATGCTTTGACGTTACTGTCGCAGAGCCGACGATTCGAATTGAATCGCCAGGCTCCAGATCAAGGACGATTTTTCCCACTCGAGCTCCTATCGCTCCAGAAACCGGAGCCGCTCGTCTTCACTCAGACGGTCGTACTGATTGTTGAATTCCATGGGGTCGTTCTGTAGCAGCCGCTCGAGAGTCTGAAATTTCGTCTCGTTCGGATCGTCCATATCGCTCGACGGCATGTCCGCGAGCGTCGGCGGCATTTCAGGCTTCTTGGGCTTCTTGTTTTCCGGTGCATCCTTCTTCGGCGCAGGATCGGTTTTTTCCTCCGCAGGAACATTCTTTTTGCGCTTTTCGTCGCCCGGCTCGGCGTCGGTCGATGAGCCAAACGCGCTGCTGAATTGGTCGTAAGCCAGTTGAAGAAGCTTGCGGTTCGAATAGCGCTGGTTTTCCTCGTCGGCGGTCACGCGTCGGACGACGCTATCGAACGCGTCGAACACCACTGTATTACCGAGGCGCTCTTTGAGGTCCGGATGGTCGTTCAAAAAGTCTTGGATGTCGCTTGCCCAGCGCTCAGCCTCCTGAGACTCACGGAGTTCCGTCGCCATCTCGGCCTTGCGCTTCTGCCATTCGAGGTCTGACCGCTCCTCCGCGATCTTGTCTAGGCCGGCGCGCAGTTCCTTCGGGTCGATGTCGCCAACGTCGGCCTGCTCGGTCAGCTCATCGGCGCGCTTCTTCAGGTCGTCGAGCCGCTGCTGATAGTCGTCCGGCAGATCAGCCTTCAGCGGATCGCGGAGAGGCTGACGAAGGTCAGACGGGTCGTCGTGGTTTTCGTCCGCCTTGTCGTCCGCCTTGTCGTCCGCCTTGTCGTCCGCTTCGTCCGCCTTGTCGGTCTCGTCGTCTTCTTCGTCCGCCTCGTCGCCTTTTTCGCTGTCGGTCTCGTCGCCTTTTTCGCTGTCGGTCTTCTTTTCGGCGCTCTCTTCTCCTTCATCTTCGGAAAGCGCGGCAATTTCTTCCTCGGTCATACCCTCGAAGTCATCATCCTCAAGGGCATCTGTTTCATCATCCGGGATTACCGGATCGGGGATGCTGGTCTCTTTCTTGCTCATTTCGTCCTCACACGGGCTGTGGTTCTGCCGGCATCGGTTGTTGCTCGGCTTCTTGCTGCTGGGTTGCGGCCTGCGCGGCCATCTGCTCGATCTGCTGGGCCTTCTGGTCGATTGCCGCGGCTTCCTGCTTTTCGGTCTCGCTCACATAGCCGCTGTCTTTCAGCAGGGCGTCCGCGACGGGGACGAGGTCCGGCGCCTGCATCATGGCCAGCGCTATTTCCAGCGCGGCCATCTTCACGTCCATGTTGTCGCCAGGAACGCTTGCCAGAACCTTCTGGATATCGGCTTCGGACTTGGAGGCGGCGGCGCGCTTCTGGAGTGCCGATGCTTCCTTCTCCTCCACCTGCGCAATCTGCATTCGCTTCTGAAGCTCGGCGGCTTCTGCTTCCTGCCGCTGGCGGGCGAGCTCTTCCGGTGTCGGCTCGTCCGCGTCCGGATCGCTCATGCCGGTCTGCTTCCGGATGCGAGCGACAAGCTCCTGACGGGCCGGGATGTCCATGGTCTCGACAAGCAGGTCGAGTGTGATAAGCACCACCTGAGGCGCCACCGGAGCCAGCTTCGACATGAGGTCGAGCAACTCCTCGGTCTGGGCTTGCCGGATGGTCGCGCGCCAGTCCTGCTCGGAAATAATGAAGTCGGCCTTGGTCGACACGATGTCGTTTTCGGGAAGGCCGTCGTTCACCTCGAGGTATTCCGGCGTACCGCGCTCGTTGGTGATCCGGAACGCTTTTTTCTCGTCGATGAATTGCTCGATCAGAGACAGCATCTTCGCGCCGTGTACCTGCTTCGCGAAGCGAAGGTTCTCGAAGTAGTGCGCCGTCGCAAGCTGCCCCTGATCCTGCCGGGCGGTGATAGCGCGCCCTGAGGAAGCATTGGTCTCGCGGCCGAGATTTTCGTCGGTCACGCCGCCAACCTGCTGGATCATGGCAATGGAACGCGCCATGAAATTCTCGTGCGAAACGTCGACACCGCGATCGGCATCGATCTGGAGTTCATACCCCTTCTTTTTCACGATGATGGCGTCCGGCCGGGCCACCTCTTCTGCAAAATCGTCCAGGTCTTCGACCGCGTTCTCATCCATGATCACTTTTGAAGAGTTCAAAATATGGATGATCTTTGACGCGGCTTTGTTCACGTACCTGTTGATGTCTTTCACCGAACGAATGAATCCGTAGGGCATTCCATCTCTGCCGCGCCGGTTTCCCCAGAGCGGTGTGAACGGGAAGCGGTTGTGCCTGTAGGGGCTTTCGCCCAGATAGAGCAGGCCGGTAATCGTCATGATTGCAACATGGACCCGCATGGACGGGCGCTCGATGATCTCGGCGCGACCTTCTTCGATCTCTTTGCGGTGGCCGGGCGATGCTTCATCAAAAAGCTCGCCGGAGAAATCGCCGCCCTGCATCTTGCGAACGGGCGTAACGGTTCGAAACCACACCTCGATGATGCGGAGGCGCTCGCGCTCGAAGCGAACATCGTCTCGACTGGCGCGGCTACGGGATCCGTTTTCGAGATATTCCTCGGTCGAGTCCATCACCTCGTCGCCATATTCAGACTCGGTGAAATAGTCGTCGGACTCGCGCGTTGCGGTCTCCACCACACTGGCGCGCTGGGGAAACCAGGCCTTGGCCATGTCGGCATCGACCCACTTCGTTCGGATTACATACCGGGCGTCGGATAGGTCGAGTTCCGTGCATGCGCTGTCCCACAGCATGTTGCGCCAGGATTCGTAGCGGTCGCGGATCAGTTCGCCGTCCGAGTCGTTGCGGACACAGGATTCGAGCCATCCAATGCCGACCTTGACGGCATCCTCAAAGGCGCGGCTTTCGTGGAATGGGCTGAAGTTGACGTCGCTGAGATACTTCATCAGCTGCGTCTTGCTCTGCGCTGGCTTCGACGCGTCCTTCCGGCGAGGCAAGATGCGAAAGTCGGTGCGCGAGCGCTTCTGGCTGTTGATCACCCAATTCACGGCGGTCTGCGTGATGTTGTAGGTGAGCGCCATTTGCCCGCGTCCCTCGACGATGGCCTTGTCCTCGGGCGTCCATTGCAGGTTGTCGTAGAAATCCTCGTCTTCGGCCTGCTCGACGCGGTTGTCGGCCTGCCGGTCAAGCTCCTGCTGATAGTAGGATAGCAGCTTGCGGTGGAATTCTTGCGACTCTTCGGTGTCCAGCCTGTTGACCGCACGACGGCTGGCCGGCGCGGACGACGCAGGCAGACGGTCGATTGCCGTCGGGTTTTTTGCCTTGCCGGCAAAGCTCATGCCGCGACCGGCGTAGTCGTCGTCAGCATCAGACACGGTCGAGAATCTCCGCGTAGTGCTCGGTGCCATCCTCATCGACACGCAGGGCGTCGGCGACAACCTCAAGGCCGTCTTTCGGCATGGGCGGCATGGCGACAAGGTCGCCAAGGTGATTGCGGATCAGCGACGAGATGCGCATGCACGTGTAGACGTTCTCGGCCGACACGTTCAGCGCCTTCGCGAAGGTATAGGATTGCCGGGCGGCATGGACCGGATCACCGGACTCTTCCGACCATATCCAGGCGGCGCTGAGCGGCACGACGCACGGCGTCACGCGCTCGAAGCCTTCGGCATGCGACGGGACGAGCACAAGGGCTGGCTCCGGCGCATCATTGCCGATCAGCCATGTGCCGATGACGGTCAGGTCACCTTTGACGCGCTTGAAGTGCGCCTTCGAAAGATCAAGAGCCGGCCGGGTCATCATCATTCCCTTGGGCGGCGGGTCTCAGCATCTCGTCGCAGTAGGTGAGGAGCGAGGCCTTCGCGTGATCCAGCATTCCGATCAGGCCGAAAAGGTCACCGGGATGGCGGACTTTGAAGATCATCTCGTGGATATTCTGGCTGTCGACGTCGATGCCGACGAAAGTCCCGGCGATCTGCTCACCTTTCTCGATTCGGTCGGCATAGTTGCGCAGCTTTTCCGCGATAAAGGTATTGTATTCAGCCTCCTCCCGATCAAAGACTTGCTTCTCTTCGAGGACGGGGTGATTTACGAGGTTCGACTCCATTGGCGTTTCCTTTCCTTGGGTTGGGAGGGTGTCCAGTCGTCGGCTGCTCATGCGGCCATACCTCCGGGTCTGCGCCGGCGAGGGCGGAAGTTTCCGCCGCCGGGAGCGCGAATGAGCCGCTCTTCCTTGGCCTGCGCCCACTGGCGAAAGCTGTCAGCGGCTTCGGTGTGCTCGTCCTTGACCGGGCGATCCGTCCAGGCGCCGACGCGCTGGTTCCAGTCCTTGCGATACATGCCCAAATGCGCGATGCCGGCTTCGCAATAGGTCTCGTCGAACCAGGCCGACCCGAAATGTTTGCGCACGATCTGGATGCCGTGCTGCAGTTCGAGCACCCGCGGCACGACGACGAATTCCCATGTAGGCTGGAGGCTTGACAGCGCGTCGAGCGGCGACGAGACGCTTGATGCTTGCTGTCGCCGTTGCTCTGCATCGTGCGGGAGGAAGTGCTGCCCCCAGACGTAGCCGAGGTCCTGCATTTCCCGGACAAACCAGTCGTAGGGCTTGTCCCACCCCTCGATAAAAGCGATGAAATGGTCGAGCGCACCTACCTGCTGGTGCAGCCAGATCGCCGTGCCATCGCTGGCGCCGATGTCCCAGAACGAGTTGACGGGAATGCCATCGCGATGGGGAACGCGTGTGATGCGGCCGTCTGCGCGGGCGCGCGACAGCTGGAAGGCAAAATAGGCACCTTCAATCGCGACTTTGAATGGCTCGTCGATATCGGTCGGGTACTCCTGCCACATCTTGTGCGGGTCGCCTGAGAAATCGGCGTCGCGGGTCTTGATGTACCAGGCGCGCTGGGCATCGGAGAGCGTGATGCCAAGTCGCTGCTCTGCGCCGTCGAAATAGGCCTTGTCTGTCGGCGTTACGACGACTTGGGCCGGATCGAGGCGGTAATTAGGATCGCGGTGCCACGGGTAGAAATGCAGCCGGTAGTCGCGCTGGGTGAGCTCGGTCTTCGCATCGGCCAAAGCCTTGGCCCTCTGCGTCATGCGGTAGAATTCGCCGTCCTGCCCCTTTGCTGTGCTTTCGATAACCGCGATTCCATTAAGCGGCACGGCGGGCAGCGAGCCGGTAATGATCTCCTCAGCCTTCAGCGGATGGCTTGAGCAAATCTTGCCGAATTCCGAGACGTGCAGGCGATGGATGGTGCCCGAGCGGGCCGAAACGGTGACGGAAATCGACGAGTTGTTCTGAAATTCGATCTCAAGCTCGGTTTTCTTCCGGACCGGGCAGCCATTGCGCACCGCAGCGGGAAGGCGGTCATAAGCGAAAACGATCTTGTCGCGGAAAATGCGGGAGGCCTTGTTCAGGTCTTCGGCGATCATGGCGCAGCGCTGATCGCTGACGAAAAGCGCGTGGTCGAGCCAGAGCAGCGCTATCAGCGTGGTGAACCCGAGCTGCCGCGCCTTCAGGATGATGTTTCGGTACCAGAGATTGTCCAGGAGTTCGATTTGCGCGACGTTCGGCCGAAATGGGATGATAGCGCCTTCATCGTCCTCGTTCTCCTTCGTCATGATCCAGTAGAGCTGCCCAGACGTGATCCGCCAGCGCGCATCGCCAAGACACCGCCTGAGGTCTTGTTCGCCCCTCGGCACATAGTCCGGCGGCAGCGATCCATATGAGACCGGCTGCTCGGGGATGGCGATGGCGGCGGCTCCCATCTCAGTGCCTCACTGGCACGGATGCCCGCATCGCCTGCACATCCCGCATGAAGCTCGTGAAGACATCGACGGTCTCTTCGGCGCTGGTCTCACGCCACATACCCAGATGCTTGCCGAGCAATTCCAGAGCACGCAGCTTGTCCCAGCTTTTCACCTTCGTGATTGTGGCCGGAAAATCACCGTCGCCCTTCACGCTCGTTGCCTCGAACTGCGCGATTGTGGCGACAACGCTCTCGTCCATCTCGGTGATGGATTTCAGCCGGCCGTCCCCATGAAAAAACGCAGCGGGCGATCCGAAAGCGATGCGGGCGAGTTCTTCCAGCACGCGATCCGCTTTGATTGCGGTCCGTTCCGCCTGCGCGTCGCGCAAACGCGCGATTTCGGCGGCAACTTCTGGTTTTTTGAGGTTCTCGCTGCCTATCGCGTAAGCACTCGCTCTCGAATAGCCCGCACGAAGAGCCGCCTGCGTCGCATTCAGGTCGACGAGGTATTCTTCACAAAATCGTTGCTGCTTGGGCGTCATAGACAATGCTTTTCCATGTCCGAGCGATGGTCAACACCATTTCGGATTGGAAAATATCATTGAAAAACGAGATAAAATATCAGGACATTACCTGAACAAAAAACCCGGCGCGTGAACGTCGGGCTTTCTGCATTTGTTTTCGCGGCGAGCACGAGCGGCCGCGTGCCGCCTATATCGACGTCTGGCGCCCTGTGGCCTAGCCGAAAAAAACGCGACGATCTATTTTTTTCGCCCTATCTGTTGACATTCTTATGTCTATGTCCTATATTTTAACCATGGACGGAGGGGAACAGTCCCCCCGATCAGGTCAAGAAAGGACCGGAAAATGAGCAACCCCGTATTTGATTTTTGGCTCGCCCAAGAAGGTGATCGCGAGATTGGATTTGCCTTCAAAAGCGGCCAGTCCAGCGATCCGGTTTTCGTCTGGCAGGGTAGCTGGTATCGCCACCCTAACGGGCTCCAGGACGCCGACATCAAAAGCTGGAGCAAAGAAGCTTTCCGGCTGATGTACGAGGGCTCTGGGGCAGCGCCGCGGAACGGAGATCGCGTCATTGTCTACTACGACGACACCGATTCGGTGACCGTGTCTACCTACGAATATACCGGGGACGATGATGACGAGGAAGAGTACGGCGACGACGAGCGCAGCAATGCATGGGAGGAAATCGAGGAAAAAGAAGTCGATCTCCAAAAGTACATCGCAGATCAGGTAGAGGATGTTTTCAACCTCTACGGAAAAGACGGGTTGCTCGAAGCGGCCAAATATCTAGACATTGTGGACATCTCAGAATGACACACCGCCCCTTTACCGCCGACGAACTCAGTGTCGTCGGCGAGCTGCTTTGCGGCCCGCAATGGCAGCGCTCCCTCGCCAGAATGCTGGGCATGAACGAGCGGACATTGCGCCGCTACGCCCACCAAGGCGACAGACCCTTGCCGGACTGGCTGCCCGTCCGACTCGCCTTCCTCCTTCGCCGCCACGCCGCGCGGAGCGAGGCGGAAGCCCGGCGCCTAGCGGAGACATGGCCGACCCTGCACGGCCTCACCCATACCGACCTGGAGCGCCTCGCCTGGCTTATGGGCGATGCATGGATGACCGAGGGCATGGATCGCGAGTGGCTCGCAAAATACGCGAGCCCGGCGAAAGTGCTCCTTGACCGCTGCATGGTCGAGATGGCCGACGCCAAAGCCGGCGGGCGTATGATCAATGCCGAGGGAGAGGATGGCCACTTCGAGGCCGCGCTCGCCGCACTCGGCGACAGGCAGGCAATCGAAGTGCTGCGCGCCGCTATGGATATCTTGGAGGATGACACATGAGCATCGCTGTCTATCAGTACGGGCTCCTCGCTCCGCTCGATTAAGACCAGGAGTTCGACGCCCCCTCCCGGAAGGCGCGATCACTTGCAAATATGGGGAATAAGCAGCAGATTCACCCTTCCAGGGGAGTGGCGACAGTCCCTTGTGCAATGATGGCGCCCAACTGATACCAGTCGCGCGCAAGGCACTCCCGCTCCGCCTCATCCCATGAGGCGGCATAGAACTGCCGCGTGTACATGGTCAGCCCGACAATTTCGACGGCGCCGAAAAGGATGAGTTCCTCACCGTCCGCTACTTTCGGCCCCGCTACGTTGGTCACCTGACCACCGTCGGGCGCCGGCAATGCGTGGTGCCGGTCATGCAGATGCAGAATCACCGCCAAGCGCCCTTCTTTCGACTTTGCTTATTAGCTCGTTCGTCCGATATAACCCCCATCCCCGCGCGTCTTCGAGTAATGCGATCTCGTAAGTGGCCGCGAAGAAAGTGCCGTAAAACCGGTCGAAAAGGACAGATATTTCAATCTCGTCTTGAGACATCTTTGCGCCGATCAGTATTGCCAATTCCATCTGTGGGGCATTCACGTCAGAAATTCGGGCGTTGTAGGCCTGTGCGGCAGACATACAGCCCGCCACAAAAAGCCCAACCTGATCCGCACCATTAATGACATTGTCAGACATCACGTTGCCTCCCTAGAACGGTACTTCGTCGTCGAACGGATCGGGCTCTGGCGCATTGCCGCCGCGGCTGTCAGGCTCGGCGTGCTGCCCGGGACGCGGCTCAGACCCCTTCGGATCGCCCAACATCACGAGCTTGCTGTCGAACCCGTTCATCACGACCTCGGTCGTGTAGCGATCCATGCCGCTCTGGTCGGTCCATTTTCGGGTCTGAAGCTTGCCGCGTATCATCACCTTGGCGCCCTTGCGCAGGTAGTCCCGCGCAACGCCGCCAAGTCCCTCGTTGAAGATCACCACACGATGCCACTCGGTGCGTTCACGCCGCTCGCCGGTCTGCTTGTCCTTCCACTGCTCAGACGTCGCGACACTCAGATTCACAATCTGCCGACCGTCCTGGGTGCTCCGAACTTCCGGGTCTTTGCCAAGATTGCCGATCAGGGTCACCTCATTCAGATGCTGCATTTTCTTCCGCCTCCTTGGGCTTTAGGGCTTCCACAAGCTCGGCCATCAGCTTTCGGCCACGCTCACGCTCTTCTTCGCTCGGCGGCTCGACTTCGCGCGCGCCGAGAACCTTGTCGATCCGGTAAATTTTAGCCCGCACCGCCGCGACATGCCGCTCTGCCATGATACGCAATTGCGGCGGGCGGGGCATGAAGGCGGGATTGGCGCCGTCCGGCAGGCTTTCGGCACGCAACCAGCCGCGTGCGGCAGATTCCACGGCCCAGGCAGGGACATCATCGAGAGCGAGATCAAACGCCATCATCTGCGCCTCAATCGCCTCTTCCGTCGCGCTCTGGCCATAGGTCATCAGCATCCCGATCAGCAGCTTCGCCCGTCGTTTCGCTGCATCTGCTTCCACCGTCAGCCGGCTCGTCAAGTTCCCACGGCTCGCGGTCAATTCGCTCCGCTGTGCCGTCGATAACCGGACCCCCTCCGGCAACCTCCAGTCCGTCGGGTGGCTCCCCTCCACAGCCCTCGCCCAGTCGTCGAGCCAGGACGGCGGTTGCGGCATCACGGGTGCGTTCGGCTGCGCTCTGGTAGCCATTTGCCTGCTTCGCGACGGTTCGCCTGCTTGCGCCATAGGTGTCTTCCAACGTGTTCTCGAAGTTTGTTTTTTTCGCCAGCCACGGAAGCGAGGCGCGGAAATCGGTTTTTTCGCCACGCAGGAAGGGCGATCCGCGAATGGCATCCAGCGCCCGGTACCAGCCAGCGAGACCATGGGATTTCAGCCTCGCGGCGATCTGCGTGTCCCGCTCCGCCCTGCGCTGCCCTCTCGGAAGGTCGAACTCAACGGCAAGCCGGTCCCACGCCTCGTAGGCACGTTCCAGCTCCGTTGTCCCGCCGACCCCTGCCGGCGGATCGGTCGCTCCTGCCTGCTCGGCGTCGCCAGTCGGAAAATTCGACGAGTCTTCGACGTAAGTCGAAGACAAAGAATCTTGAGTCTGAGTCTGAGTGGTTTCGTTTGGCTTTTGTCTCGGTTCCGATTTGGGTTTCTGTTTGGGTTCGCTTTTCGGTTCTTCTTTGGGTTCCTGTTTGGGTTCTGAGTGGGATGCTTTTGGCCTACCCCCCTTCGCCCCGTTCGCCCTGTTTTTTTCGACGTATCCGCGCGTCTCCTGAAGGCGTGCCTGTTTCCAGACCCCATCCTCGATGACAAAGAAGCGTTCGAGTGTGTCGCGAACCTTGATCCACCGGGCCTTGGGCAGCCGACAGAGAATGGCAAGGCGATCATCATCGTCTGGATAGTCGCAGGCTGAACGCTGCCAGGATGCCATCAGGATCATCATGTAGGCGCCGATCTCTTCGCAGGTCAGATCGACCGTCTTGGTGAGAAATGCGTCCGTAAAAAGGGGGAGCGCTGGTGTGCCGGGTTTCTTTTCGGTCATTCAGATCTCTCTCTGCGCAATCTCTGGCGCATTCCTTCAACCTGTCGGTAGCAGGGGTCGCACTCGACATCGCCGAGCCCGTTGACGACGAACGGCTTGGTGTCGACCGGCACACCGCAATGGATGCAGCGATCCTCTATTGGAGCGGCCTCAGCCCGCATCGGCTTGGGCTTTGTGCGGCGCGGGCGGCTCATGCCAGCACCTCCATGACGGCGCTTACGAACGCCGCCGCTTCCTGGGGAACGATTGCATTGCCGTATCCGCTGAGTTTGACCACTCGATGGGGTATCCCATCAGCCAGCGGGAATGTTCCGGGCTCAACGGGCCGCCACTTTCCATCTCGGCAGAAGAGCCAGTCAGCATCTCCCCAGATGCCGTTAGTCGGGCCGGGCCTGCCAGCGCCGCCATCTGCGAAAGAGGAATTCCCGTGTCCCACGGACGTGGCGGCTTCGATCCTCTGCTGTGATCCTCCGCCATTGGCGTCGGCCAGCCCGTCAACTGCGCTACCATCGCGATGTCGGTCAGCGACACCCCCATCTTCGAGCCACGCTCGATAGAGCGCTGTTTCCGCGCCAGAAAGGCTTCCGGTGTCCCGTTGGCTGGTTGCGCCGTTGGCGTCGGCCATCCCGCTATCGCCGCGCACGCCGGTAGCCGGTCGATACCCTGGGACGGTCCGCCCTTTGGGCCATCCTGCGCCGCTGGAGTGGGCCACCCAATAAAGCCTGTCCCGGATGTGCGGGGCACCGACGCCCGCAGCCGGAAAAGGCACTGCCCCGACGGTGTAACCGATTGCTTCCAGGTCAGCCGATACAAGGTCGAGCCACTCCATTGCAGCCTTGCTCGCAACCTGCTCGCCAAAGACGACTGGAGGCTGGCACTGCTCGATGAGGTGGAACCAGTGCGGCCAGAGATGCCGCTCGTCAGTAACCCCTTCGCCTCGGCCTGCCGCGCTGAAAGGCTGGCACGGGCACGATCCTGTCCATACCGGCCAATCGCGGGGCCAGCCGGCGAGGTCAAGGGCGTAGGGCCAACCGCCGATGCCGCAGAAGAAGTGACATCGGCGAACCCCGGTAAGCTCAACTGGCGCGATGTCCCGAATGTCCCGCTCATCGACGACGGCCTCCTCTATCTGTCCACAGGCGACGATCTGGCGGAGCCATGCCGCATGTTTCGGGCTGTGTTCGTTCATGAAGGCGGTCACGTGGCCACCTCGACGGATCGACACTTCTCCGCCTCGGTTACCAAGTCGCCCTGCTTTGCGGCCTCTTCGATCCTGCGGCAGGCGATCTCGAAAAAGCGCTCATCAATCTCGATGCCGATGAACGGGCGCCCCAGCTTCACGCACGCAACACCGGTGGTGCCGCTGCCCATAAAAGGGTCGAGCACCGTCTCTCCAACGTCCGATCCCCAATGCACAAGCCAGTCGAAATGTACCTGTGCCCTCGACATTGGGTGACCGTTTGCCGGTCGCTGGCGGGGCTGTGCAATCGGCGCGCGCCCCGGAACGACACGTCTGCCTGGTGCCATCTTCGGCGGGGCGCCGAACCAATAGGCGATCTCGTCGCCTCCGAGCTTGCGACCGATGTAGCCTGGTACCGCATATGTCATCTGGATCGTGCGGAAGAATTTGCCCGGACATGGCCCCAAGAACCGGGGATCGCTGTCTGAGCGGAGCACCGTGATCAACCGCTGGTGTGTCGGCAATCGCTCGCAGCACGACCGCCAGAGGCCATACGGGTCTTCCCATCCCGGAACACGCTCCCGCGGACAGTTCGGCCACACGGGGTCCGTCAAGACGGTATCGACCGACTGGAGTTGCGGCAGCAGCTCGAGCGCATCTCCGAGATAGATCGCGCAGGCGCCGATTTGTTCTTTGACACCCGTCACGCGGCCACCTCATTACCCCAGGCGGTCCAGTCCGCGCGCAAAGGCGGTCGGGCAAAAAGCTCCAACTTCGGCACACCCGGATGATATCTCTCGATCATCTCATAGGCGCCACTAGGCTTGCGGCTGTGACGACGCTCGGACGTCTCAGAAAGAACCGAAGGGACGGCACAACCTCTTTGAGGTGCCATCCCGCTTGCCTTTGGTATCGCGCCGATCAGGAGCAATTCGTGGCGACCACGAAGCCAGTAACCGGTGCCAATGCGCTGCTTGTCCCAGCAGAGATTAGTTTTGTAACAAAAGCCCCATGCGCGCATGACCTCCAGCGCCTGAGGCAGTAACGGATTGGTTGCCCACAGATAGAGGACCGCTGATTTTGCGGTGATATCCGCCACAGAAAGTGCGCAAATCTCCAACAAGCTCATCGTCTGGTAGTGTGATATCGGGCCATCCGGCGAGCGTCCCATGCCCTTCTCCGACCAGGTTTTGAAGCGCCACGGAGGATCGGCGTAGATCACGGGCCAGCCGCCCGGCCTCGACGGAAGCTCGGGCGTCATAGAGCCCCCAGCGCGTTGATGATCTCGCGCGAGGCCGGATGCTTCGGGTGGGCCAGCGCCCATGCGAGACGTCGCCGATCCCGCTCCAGCTTGCTCTCGCCCTGACAAGCCTTTTTCTCATGCCTGGCGCAATAGGGACCGTCATCAGCGCGACGTTCGCCGCAGAAACCGAATTCGCTCGATTTCGGGTCGCCGATCGGCCATTTGCAATGATGAGGCGCGAGCGCGTTTACGGCGGTCGCCGCATCTGTCGGATTTTTCGGATAATCGTCATTCAGCGTGAGCGACACACAGCTTTCGGACCGCGGCGGAGGGGCCGTTGCCACCGGTACCTTCTTAGGGGCACGGGCACGCTTCTTTGACTTGCGAACCGGTTCCGATTTTCTCGATTTCTTCTGCGGCGTCGCGTCGGGAAGGCCAAGGCGATGCGCCTTCCCGATAATCGCATTTCGTCCTCGTCCGAGTTCCGCGCCGATCTTGGTGGCAGACATGGCTCCCCAGTTGTCGATGAGGAATACGATCTCCTGCTTGCTCCACTCGCGTCCCTTCACGGCTTTCCTCCTGATATCAATGCGATGACAAGCCCGAGCGGCAGCACGAGCAGCGGCTCCTGCCGATCGGCCTTCACGACCAGCGTGTCGGCGTCTTCCAGCCATCCGTAGAGTTGCTTGAATCCGTCAGCCTGGGCCTTGCACTCGACCGAAAGGTCGCCGAAGCCTGGCGCGGTGAAACGCACATCGTTCGCAAAGCGCCCTCCGGCCTGCCCCGAGCGCGGCACCCGCTGAGCATCGAGGCCGGCGTTGCGCAGCATGCGCGTCACCTGTTGTTCGAGACGCTTGCCCTTGGCGGGCGAATGCTTACCCATGATGCGCAACCAGAGAGAGGGCGAGCTGGCGTCCGGGTTGTCGACCGAGCATCTTGGCGATTTCGGCGAGGCCGGCACTCGTCACCATCGTCTGCGTGATGGCAAAAGCGCGACCGTTGTCCGTCTGGCGCTCGATCACGCGCACCTTCAGCCAGCCTGCCGCCTGATGCGTCTGGAAAGGCAGCCACGGACCGCCCTTCGAGCGCTTGTAAATCCACTTCTTCTGGGCGAGCAGCTCGAAGATTCGGTCGCCGAGATCGAAGTGCTTCCCGGCATCGCGCAGGCAGAGCATGTCGTCGGTTGCGGCGAGATCGTCGAACGCCTCGGCCTTCGGCTGGGCCACCTGCAGCGCAGCCTCGGCCTTTTCGGCGCGCTCGTGCTCGTCGGCAGCGAGGCGCAGCGCGTCGGCGAAGGATTGCGGCACCTGGAATTCCGGGGCCTCCCGCTCGCCATAACCGCCGGTCTTGCGGATCGTCGGCAGGACCGTCCCGACCACCCACTCTTCGAACCGCTCGGCGGTCGGAAGGTTGGATCGCATGACCAGCCGGTAGACATCCCGCTCGGAGATGATGAGCAGGCCGCGAGGCGGAATTTCCAAAAGGGGCGAGTCGCCCTTTTTTAGGATTTCTGCGGCTTTGCAGTGCCTTTGCACCGCCTTGTGCGGTTCGACATAGCCGAGGATCGACGCGACGTCCTGGCCCACGAACCAGGGCTCGCCGTGACGGTTGACGACCCGGACGCAGGAGCCCTCGAAAAAGAAGTTCGGATTGTCGCCCATGTCCGCCGCCGGAACGCCGCCCCCAGCGCTCTCGATCATCGCGGCCTTCAGTTCGCGGCGCAGATCGGATCGCACCCGCCGGCACGAACCGGACTTAACCTTTGGCGTCGAGGCGAAGGTGAAGCGTCGGCGCTGTCCGGCGAAGACGAAGGAGACGTACGGGTGCGGACGCACGTCGAAGACCTCGTAATCGTCGATGCGATATTCGGCGAAGACATCGCGGATCGCCTGATATTGCGGATTACCCTTGATCTTCAGCGATACGGTCATTGCCTATGGCCTCCTTCACGGCGCCCGCGATCAGCGCGCGCAAATCTTCTCTTGCGAGGGCTGTTTCG